AAATTAATATTTCCATCCCACAATACTTCACTTCTAATTTCTTGAGCTTCTACTAAACTTGTTAATGCTTTAGGTACAGGCCAACTAATAATAACATATGGGTTTGTATAAGGAATAAAATTACTAAGAATTTGGTCCATATCTAACTGGTATCGGGTTAAGATACTAAAGTTTACATTTATGTTAACGGGTGTAGGGGCATTATACTTATCATGTGTAAAATTATCTTGATAATAAAAAGCATTACCTGAACCAGATTGACCTACAGCGGGTAATTTATTAAAAACTCTATCATTATCCCTTGACATACTATTGATACTAATAGCAACAACTGGTAATGTTATTGTTTTTGCTTCGTTTATAAGATCATATAATACTCGTTGTTTAGCAGCATAGAGATATCTAACATATATTCGATCTTTTTGTACCCTATTTTTGTTATATCTTCCAATAACTATAGAGTCAAAAGCATTCGCAAATTGAATAATTAAATCCTGAATTTCGAAATAATTTGACTTCCACCGCATTTTTATTATTTATTCAGACCAAACGTTCAATGAAATGTTTAGGTAGCTTTGTTTTATTTTGTGATATCAAAGTTCTCGCTTTACCATCTAAAACATAAGTAACTGCGTAATCAGCTTTTGAACGTGTGCACCTACCTGTAGTCTGAACCAATGCACTTAAAGTTTTGTTTGAATACCAATCTTTATCCATATCAAACATCTTTTTGATACGTTTATTTGATAACGGTGGGTACGGTGTTTTAACAATAATTTGAAATCTACCCTTTTCAGCATTTAAATCAGTACCAAAACCTAAAGAAGGTGATACTAACACAGTAGGTTTGGATGTTCTAAAATGCTCTTTTAAAATCTTTTCATTATTTGCTGTTTGTTCTCTAAACAAAAATCTATCACCGACTAATTTGGTTTGTAAATAATTACATATCTCTAATGAATGGGTATGTATAATACCTTTTTCATCCTTGTGATGATCGCACAAATCTTGAACATTTTTTGCCAACACCGGTAAAAATCTTTGTAAATTTTGATAGTTGAGTACCGGTTTAGAAGAAAGATAAACCGGTGACTTCTTTGGATCAAATACCGATGGTGATTCTATATATTTGTACTTTTTAATACCTAACCCTTTAGCATATGCTTTGTGGTCTGTAATTGTGGCAGACATTAATAAAATATTATCACCATAATCAAATATATGCTTGCTTAAGTTATCAATTTTCAGAGGGGTAAAGCTCACTCTATCCGACTTAGTATCAACAACGTACTCACATTTATGCCAAGTTTGTTCTACTGTTGTTAAATCGCCGTGAAGCATTTTAAGATACTTTAACTTATTTGCTTCTGAGAGAGATAATACATTTATTTTACTTGAATTTTTATTAGTTAACTCATTCGCTTTTTCACTTATAACAAAAATTAAATTTATAAGCCACCTGTATTGGATATCGTATTTTTCAGATCGTAGTTTACTATACTCAATGTTATATAAATCTAACCGTTTGTAATCTATTTCAGCACTAAATCGTCTGACCAATTCTTCTTCTAATTCTGAAGCTTCGTCACACACAATAAAATTTCTACGTTTAACATGCTGTGGTAATGCCATAAACATTTTGTAATTTAAAACAGCAAACGGATTTGATAAAGAATTATTTCTATTTGAAAAATAAGTACAACTATTCTTTGCCCAACATTCGTTTTTTAATTTAGGTGTATGAATACATGGAGCTGTATCAACATTAAAACTTTCATCAACAGTACATATATAATTTTGTTTACCTTTTAATATTTCTATATCATCAAACAACAATTTATATTGATCCTGTAATTGCTTTGTAATGGTTAATGCAAACGTCCCAAATGCAGGCTCACTTAAACAATCTTTTTCAAAAATATAATTTCCATGTTGGTCTTTTCGATATGCTTCATAGGAGTTTATTAGCTCCTTAAAATGCTTTGTTGGGTTAGCACCAACGTTACCTAAAGTTCTCGGTATAAAGCTTTTACCGGTTCCAGTAGGAGCTGAAACGATTACGTATTTGTAACCATCTTCATACGCCTTTTCAATTTCTTTTAAAAGCGTTACTTGCGAATTAGATGGATTATACCCGTATGGAAATTTTGCCACATACTTGCTGAACATATTACTTAGTATATATGGACTCAATAAGCAGTCAACTAATTGGCACTGTAAACACCATCAACTATACTATCAAAATTATCTTTCTTTGTATGCATCTGAACATCGTCAACTTGATGTGTTGACATTTCTGCAAGTAGATCATCTGAAGCATTTCTCAAAACACACCGGCACATACTATAGTGACCAGTAGAAGAATCTCTTCCAGTAAAGCCTCTGCCATGGCAACGTTTGCAGTTTGATTTAGGGTTGTCGGTAATTTTTAATTGACCACAATCCAAAAAATTTGTATACTCTTTTTGTAAATCGTATACTTCACCACTAAAAACACTAAAATATTTTAAAGTCATAATTTTTTTAAAACCATTTTTACATCATAAAATTTTGAATTTTTCTTAGGTTTTAATCTTTTTACTTTTGCTAATCTAACTATATCGTTAAAAACAAATTTATTAAGGTTATAATCAAAAACAATACAATTCTCATAATCTAATAATTCATAAGGATAAGGGACCTCAAACGATTTTATGCCTCCTTTTTGTACTTCTAACTTAAATTCAAGAAAAAAATCCTTTATATTTAAATTAATAAGTTTACCTTTTTTGATAATTTTACCTTCAATATCAAAACATATATCATTCAAAAAAAATTTATGAAACTTTTCCTCGACTTCTTCTATGAGTTTTACTACCATTATGTATTTTGGAAATTAATTTTTTCTTGTTGAGAGAGATTTTCTAAATTATCTACATAATAAGTCCAAAATTCATCATCGGCGGGAATTGTTTTTATTAAATCAACGTTACTACAATTAATTTGTCGATAATTTTGCATAAAAATATCCCATACGATAATTAAATTTTTTATTGCTGGATCATAATCTTGAAAATTTGCTGTAGGTCTAAAATTTAGCGTCAATCGCCCGTTTTCGCTATTCAAAAGTGTAAAACTATTAGTACAAAGCATCCTTCTAGTAGGAGGAGCTCCTGCTTTAAATACTCTTCTAGCAAATTTTACTTCACATACATTATTTTTAAGAAGAGTTAATAGTTGTGATCTACTTGTTTTCAAAAGGTTTTACTATTCCAAAAATTCTACTTTCGTTAAGAAAAATACCCTTTCTAACTTTACCAATACCATCAACTTCAATATTGGCAATAGGAATTCCTAAATTATTTGGAAAACAAATATGATCCCCGGGTTTTACATATTCTGTCTTTGTACCTGCTAGCAATACTTCCCCGATACGCCATGCTTTTGTATCGGTGTTTAAAGGAATATGAATACCGTTTCTTACAAGACATTTACCATCTTCTGTTTCATCTTTATATTTGCAAAGAATTACATCTTCCATTAATGTACACATTTGATAACCAATGATTGCAGAATCAAATGAACCTTCTGAGGGTTCCGAAAGATCAATAAGGCTTCTTTTAGGTGTTAATAAGTCTATACTTTTTTGTGGCATGTAAAGACTTATTATATTAATACGTTATTTCAATGCCAGTTTAATATTAGTCATGTCTACTTGGCCGCTATCAACATACTGCTGCACTTCTCTTTTAGAAATTTCAAATTTTTTAGCCAAAAATTTTACTATTTCATCATAATTTTGTATATCTTTTCTCTTTTCTTTTTTAATATAATGAATACGACCAGGAGAACCTTTTGGTATAATTTTTACAAGATATTCATACCATTCTTTTTTTGAATCAAATACATTATAATATTTGTTAGTTGTTTCATTAATTATAGATGCATTGTCTGGAGAGTACATACTAACCCAACGATTAACAAGATAGCCATTAAACTGATCTTCATCCTCTACGTTTTCTATAACGTCTCCTTTTTTACCGAATATTATATCATTTATAAATGTAAAAATAGTATTCACTTCAAATCAGTACCTAACAACTTTGCACCTTTTAATTTTTCTTGATATTTGTATAAATGTTTTTGCCAAGTATGATATTCGTACAATTCTCTCAAATATCTAAACCAATTGATTATCATCATAAACCTATATTTCATAATATTACTTAATTGACCAGAGATTAACTCTATAACCTCTATTATTAATTAGTTTGTTTTCTTTTACCATTTTACACATTACTGTATTCACTTTACACTTCTTAATTATAACTTTATCTGTAGCATAATCAACTACTTCTTTTTTTGTACATTTATCATTATTTTTTATAAAATTATAAATCTGATTTTCTATACTCCAATCTGGTAAAACATACCTAACATCGTTAAGTCCAAAATATTCGAGTTTAATTAATTTTTTATTTCTCAATCTTTTTATACAATTAGCGTCTTTTAGTTTTGATAAAAAAGTATGTTCGGATAATTTATACCAAGTATTTTCAGTTATATAATCTAAAATTTGTTGATCTCTTTTATCGTAGTTTTTGTTCTTTATAAGAGTTTTAATTCGTTTTTCGATAGAAGCTTTTGTTTGAACTAAAACCCCTACTTTACCTTTGTTCCATGGGGTTCTTCCTTTACAACTTAAAGATATTTTTTCTAATGTACCCGGACCATGTTTTGAATTTTTTCCTCCGAACCTACAATTACAAAAATCTTCATTTAATACTGCATTATATCTATGAATCCAAAAAGCTTCTGCATTATTAATCTCATCTAAATTACTACAATATGTTAAAATAGTTCTTACCCAAAAACCTTTATATTTTTTAGCATAATATCTTTTTTTAAAAATTACCCCGGAACCGATATACCCATCATTTTCATTACCGATGTGTTGACCTATATACTTACTGTGCTTTTTTACATCGGGATGGGTATTGGTCCAGAGATATATAAAACCATAATAATCGTTCATAATATTATTTATGGCTTTAGTGATGACTTTTTTAAAGATGGTTACTTAATTATCACTTTCGCGCCGGCAATGAACATGTCATCATTTAATTCATAAAAGAGTTTCTGTACATCTTTCATAAACTCTTCTGCTGACTCGTCATTAAATTCTGTACTAAATGCAAATGCAGGTGCCTTCTTACCAGCTTTTATATTAAGAGCAGTATGACCCAAAGCAATACCAGATTTAACATAAGTGATACTCACACTTACTTTACCTTCTTGCTGAGTAACACCACCTTGTGTAAATTCTTTTTCCACCATGATATCATCACCATCCATCCTTACAGGACAATTTAAATATTTCACACTACTTAGAATATTAGCAATATGAGTGTTAAAAAGTCTTTGATATGCAACTGCACCAAATGCATTGTCTAAAATAGGAATTTCCCATAGAAAGTTTATTGCATCATCACTCCAAATAAACTCTTGTCGATCAATATCTTCTTGATCAATCATACCATCAGCCAAAACTTCCATTGGCGCTCTAAAACATAAAATATTCCCTATAGGTAATACCTTATCTTTAAAGAATTTGTATGCAAACCTATCATGAAGCAAATTGCCGTCGTATTTATCGATATTAAAATCCATATGATATATTATAGATCAGGCAACTGAGAACTCAATTTTTTTTTCCATCTTTTATTTGCTTCAATAATTATTTTTTTTGTTTGAGATTTACCCAACCAACCATTAACAATAGAAATTTTACCCTTTTCTAAATCTTTATAATGAGTAAAAAATTGTAAAGTAGTTGCTAGCCAATGAGGATCTAAATCTTTTAAACTTTTATAATCTTTAATATGTGAAGTAGGAACACCTACGACTTTATAATCTTTTTTCCCCGTGTCATCCATATCCAAAACACCAATTGGTTTTACGTCTACTAAAGTACTAGTACGTAACGGTACATTATTATATATCAATACATCCAATGGGTCGTCATCTAAAGCATACGTTTGGGGGATAAATCCATAAGAACAAGTGTATCTCATACTGCTATATAGACATCTGCTAAGTTTAAAAATATTAAGCTCCTCATCATATTCATATTTTGAATTGCTATCCTTTTCAACTTCCACAACTGCATTTACTATTAAAGGTGAATCTACCCCAATAGGAATATCATTTACTAAGTTTGTCATATTTTTGGTCTTACAAGAACATACCCTTGATGTACGAATATTTTCTTAAAATCATGAGTATCACGAAACCTATTATACAAAAAATCTAAATTTTTTCCATTTACTAATTCTTCTCTTGTTATGTTGTGACCGTGATTTATGTTATGTTGGTTAAATCCAATACCATTAATTTTTATATCTTCATAAATCCATAAATCATCAACTATTAAAAAATCCTTATATAAATTTGTTCTTTCACCGATTAATTCTATTTCTTTTTCTAAGGGTAAATTTACAGTTGGTTCTAGATTCAAACATTGATCGTAAGGAACCAAGTGTGCGTCAGCTCCGGGGAAGTGAGCATCAAGCCAAAAAGTAATATTGCCGTTTAATTTTGGAAGTAAAGTTTTTAGCACTTCATGAGAGTTTCCTTCATGAATAAAAACTTGAGGAAAAGTCTTAAATTTTTCTTTTGCTTGATTATAAAGAGTTGGTTCAATTTCAATTGAATGTATCTCTTCGAACCCTTGTTTTATTGCATATTCTACCCCATCCCCATATAGAGTACCGGTTTCTACAAAATAAGGTGTTTCGTTATGTTTTTGAGCTTCTTTTAAATCGAAAATAGAAATATCTCCCATAATAAAACTTAATTACCAATTACAAAAATTCCATTTAACTCTTTTAGGAATATACCCTATGTGGCCCCAACAAGCAGGGTTAAATTTACTGTACAAATTAAAAACCTTTCCTTTTAAACTTAACTTTTCTAAAAGATAAATGAAACAAGTTTCAACCATATGAATTTCAGCAGCGTTTTCAAAAACTTTACACCAATCAAAAACAGAATAATCATCCAAATGTTCTAATTTTATTATTTTTTTATCTCCATTATACTTAACTCTTCTAGAAGCAGTTGCAGGAGGGGTACCATACACACCACTTACAACAACGTAATCATCAGTTGCTTTTATACCTAAATGATCCATGAGCTTATCTTCTTTATCTAGGTCTCTTTTAAACTCAAAATATTTGTCCCAGTCATCCCATTCACCACCCAAATTAGCAAACCTATATTTTGCTTTCATTACAGAACCAGTAAATTTTTTATCTGAATGAGTAAAAGGTAAATAAAGCCAATGCGTAGGACCGTGAGCGTTAAAGCTTTCTACTCTGACAGCATCTAGTCTAACACCATTATCAAATAAACCAGTTGGGTCTTCAAATTCAGATAACGGAATATATTGAATAGTATCTGTACCCATATAGTCATTAACATAATTATATACGTCTTTAACTGGCCATATTATTTTTTTGACTGTTCCTGTTTCAATTAAAAGTTTTGCGATCTTTTGAATATAAAAAATATCACCTATACCGCAAGTCTGTTCAATTAAACCGTATTGTTTTTCCATTATCTAGATCTGAACCCAATTAGGGTCCACTAAATCATCTGTTGGTGGGCCTTTATACTCAAACCACTTTTTAGAGCAAATAATCTTTTCTTTTTTCTTACCTAAATATCCACCCCAAGCAGAAAAAGAACTATTACCCATAATAAGAGAATCACACTGTGATAAAACATATAAATCTTCTAATTCGGAACTCCCATTTGCTAATACATTTTTTTCATCAAACTTAAACTCCTTTCTTACTTGGTTTATATCGTCTGTACAATATACATATAATGTATCTTTGTCAAAATGTTCTTTTGCTTTATCATAATAATCTTTTTTAACAATGTTAAAAATATCAGGGTTTCTATAATAATCCCCTCTTCTTATATGCACACCTACTATCTTATCTACATTATGCTTTTTTTTCAGAGCAGTTAATCCTTTATCACATTTTTTAGATAAATTATCCCCAAAATGGTATAATTTGTTTAATTCATCATGATCTAAATCATTAAAATATTTCCAACTTTGATAATACCCTTCATAAACCACATCGTGCTCTATACCTAAAAATGGTAAAGGTTTATGAAGAAAAGAAGGCTCACGACAAGCAATATTAAAAGACTCTTCAGTTGTATCAAAGTTTTTATAAAAAGAGTGTCTATATGTCTTTGGATGTTGACCTTGTAATGCACCAAAGTCTAAATTATAGTTTAACACAAATTTTAAATCATGTTTTTTTGCATGTGCATAAACAGCTGTAACTTGATACAACTGATTTCCTATTCCACCTTTAATCTGTATTGTAATCATTATTCAAATAAAAACGGATACTCATTATATATCCAATCTTCCGGTACTCTAAATTCTTCAACCTTATTAAAATTTTCTTCTATCGCAGACAATCTTTCATTATAAAAATAAGCCCCATTATCATCACCCTGGATTTTTTCCATTATGTCGCCAAGCTCTTCAATAGTATTGAAGTATAGAATACCATCTTCATTAAAAAACTTATTTACCGAAAATTTGTCACCATAGTAAATGGGTATTGCTTTTGTTGCAAAAGCATCTAATAATTTTTCTGTCCAATACCCTTTAACAATTGCATTCTCAATTGTAACTGAAAAATAATACGGGTTAAGTCCGTCTTCTTTATTTTCTAAAACATTCTCTGCGTATTTACCAAAACAGTCCATTTTACCAGACGTTTTGTATCTATCAACAATCATATGCCTAAACCGGTGACCTAATGTCATAGCTTTATCTGATGCAAAAATACTACAAAACTTATGTTTGTTTTCTATCCCTTCGTAGTTATGTATCCAACACCTACCGTGAGGGTAATAAAGATAATTTTGACCCTTATCAATTAATTTTTGATCAAAAGTCAAAACGAAATCATAAAGTTTATTGTTTTGTTCGATCCAGCTATACATGCCAGGGTTAATGCTCCTTGGTTCTAGTAACCAAGCAACCTTCCGTTTAACACCTGAAGCTTTATGCACGTCAGCTAATTTTAAATCAGTAATAAAGCAACTGGTGCTTACGGGTTCATTATCTGTAACCCATTCAATGTGTTTGTTTTCAGCTAGATGACACGATGATGTGTCCCAAGGAGTAAAATTATTGTCTCTTATGTTTACTTTAACCATGGCCAAGATTTAGTATATTTTGTAAGTTCTGTTGTGCTCATACCCTCTACTTTATCAGATTCTCTTTTATTACCTTTTAAAACAACTTGTTGTGAAGTTACCGTCTCTTTAGTATGAGGAAAATGAAATAAAAAGTCTTTTTCATTTTTACACCTGTAGAAAGGTTCATGATTTTTTTCCCAATTAAAAGAAGGCGATTTTCCGTATAAAATTCTAATACGACTTATAATTTCCGTATCTTCGTATCCCCACCCCTCAAAATTTTCATTAAACCCTCCTATTGTAATAAAGTCTTTTTTCATACCTAATAGACAACCACCGGCTGCGTTAACACCCAAAATTTTACAGTGTTTATACTTTAAAGAATCGTACCCAACCGGGAAACCTCTTTTTTTATTATCTAAAGCGACTTCTAATAATTTAAAATCGGGGAAAAATGCTTCTAACGTAGATAATAAAGGAGCGGCTGCATATTTTTGCTTTGCTTCATAATTTAAATAAGCTGGTTGACCATTATAGCATATACCAAACCCTCTGTTCTTTTTAATTTTATCTAAAATGTCTGTAATTTGTTTAGGGTTTACCACACAATCTAAATCTAAAAATAACAAATATTTTCTATCACTTTTTTCTATACCTATATTGTATGATCTGCTTTTTCTAAAAAACTCTTCCCCGGTAATAATCCCGGCTTGGCTCGATGACTTCGGATCTTCGACATGACCATATTGATCAAAATAGACTCTATTTGGTGAAAAAGCTTTTTCATAACGGAAATTTACCTTCGCGACACCGGTTTTGTGATGGCTTCGACCATTTTGTTCAAAATATATTTTGTCATTTTCTTGTATTGGTATACAACGTTGAAGAATAGGTGATGTAGAGTCTTCAACAAAAATAAACTTACTATTAATAGTATGATCTTTAAAAAATTTATACATAAGAAAAGCATTCATTGCTCTTTCATGATT